GAAGGTTAGATATGTTTAATAATGTTGGTCACCCAATTGAGGGATTTGTAGTTCTGGAATGTCATCCAGAAAGAGCCCCTGTCACTGTTGCTACTCATCAGTGTTTAGGTAATGCTGAGGAAGAGAGTATGGTTCTAAATGAGATGGCAGAAGGTACTGAATTTACCTTTGTCGTTAGAGAGACATTCGGTTGTATTGTGGAGACTGTATAATATGAATTTAGTAGAAGTCACTGGTGGTAAGAAATACCAAAGAGATATTGCTCAGAAGGTAGTTTATGCTATGATAGATACTTTGATGCCTCGTATGAGAACATTAGATATTGAAGTGAAGATTCGTAAAATCTCTGGTGATGCAGTTGGTTACTGTATGCAAGAAGATACTAATCGTATGTTTACTATTGATGTCCAGAAGGATTTATCCCTGAGAGATTTCATTACTACAATCTGCCATGAGATGGTACACGTTAAACAGTATGCTCGTAATGAGATGGACTGTTACGGTAGGAAGTGGAAAACAAAAGTAATATCTGACAAGGTTGGATACCACGATTTACCTTGGGAAAAGGAAGCATATAGGTTGCAAGACAAACTTGCTCAAGAGGTTTGGGATGCAGATATTTTATAAAAAAAGTGAAAAAAAAGTGAAAAAGTACTTGACATTTGTTATAAAAACAAGTATACTGTAAGTATAGAGTGAAAAGAGAGGTTTTATTATGAAGTTTGAAAAATGGTTAGATACGTTGGTTAGTGAAAAAGGTCTGGATTTAGACCACACATTTGAGTACAATGGCCCAGTCTACGGTATGAATATGATTCCATTGGAATCAGTGATTGAACAAATTAAGGCGTTCCATCCTCAAACCCAAAAGATGACAAAGAATAGATTGGTTGAGATTGATTTCAAGAACGGTGATGTAATGCATTTCTTTGGTTACATTGCACAAAAAATGGCGATATAGGAGAATATATTATGGAACAAGTTGCAGTTATACACACAGCATTTGAGGACACACCGTCTACAGTTGCTTTCGTGGACGTACCAGAAGGTACATTGTCAGAGAAACTTGAGTACGCTTATAGGTGGACTCAGAACATCTTTGATAGTTGGTCACTAAAGATGCCAGAAGATGGTAACGATGCAGTTACCGTTATGGGTGATATCTCTAGTGGTATGGGTTTAAGGTCTACTTCAGTGGGTGACCAGATTTTGGTTGGTACTGAAAAGTATGTAGTCGCTGGATTTGGATTTGAAACATTAGATGGAAAGGGTGTTTAATTATGAGTAAAGTGAAAAGTTTATTGATGGATGTAGAAGAATTTGTTTATGACTTCTACACCCCAGAAGGTGAAATGACTGAATCACCAAAGGTAATTATTGAAAAGGCAATCGAGAAGTTTGGTTGGTCATTTGGTAGTTATGCAAGTGAGGTTATCGAAGAGGCCCAAGGAGAAATGGGTGCCTCTTGGGATTGGGAAAAATCTGTTTCTCAGAACTTAGTTGGTTTTGAGATGACTGATGGTAAAATATTTTAGTATAATGTTAATTATAACACTGTTCAGTGGATGCAGTGCGATTGAAACATCTACACAAATATATCAACTGTGCAAGTATCAAGATAAATGCCCAGTTGAAGTTTTAGGAGATTGGTTAAATGGTTAGTAAATTTGTTTTAGGAACAGCAGTAATCGGAGTTGCTTTGTCTGGTTGCAATTATGCAGTAGCAAGTGATTGTGATTATACAAAGAAAGTGAACACTCAGTGGACACAAGAAATTCAGAAAACTGAGAACATTAATCGTGATGTCTTTCCTTATGTAGAAGACACTCGTAAGTGTGTTATGACTATGGATGTGACCGTTGACGGTTCTATATACCCTGCTGAGGGGACTTATGTATTTGGGCCTGATATGACTGAGAACACTGCTTGTGAAAACGCCACAATCAATGCTAAGAAGTCCATTATTAGTCAAGTATCACCAGAGGTTCTATCTGCAAATACTGATATGGTATGTAAGTCTGATGATGTGGTAGTCGCACAAAATGATGCGCCTGTAGTACAATCAGCACCAACGGAAATTGTGGTTGCTCAGAATACTTTACCTTCTAATGGTGGGTGGGTTGATGTTGGTAACGGTGTAACCGAAAGAATTATTTCTTCAAAAACTATTGACACTTACCCATCTGATGTGGTATATTCTAATAACAATAGTAATTGGGGTGGCAGTATAGTGACTGGAACTAGTAACGTAATCGGTGGAATATTTAATACAATCGGTGGTGTAGTTGTTACAGTAAAAACAAGAGAACGTGGTTCTTGTTATGCCAATTGGAAAACTGGTGGAAGAGACTGTTACTAATGGTTAAATTTATTGTAGGAATTGTGTGTGGTATTGTTCTAATAACATACTACCCACAAATAGGGTCAGTACTAGGAGATGTATTCATAGATACTGGCATTCGTGATGACTTAGTGAACTTGCTGAAAGGGGTTTAATAATGAATAAAGTCGTAATACTTGGAGCTTGTCTTGCACTTGGTGCTTGTAGTTCCAACAAAGTGGTGGAGACTATGAATACCATTCCACCAAACTCAATCGCAGATGCAGAAGTGTATCAGTATAAAACAAAAGCAGTTACAGAACAAATCGAGGTTATGCCTGATTGGTTCAAAAAGATGCCAGAGAGTGATACTGCAATCTATTCTACAGGGACAGCAGCAACAACAGATTTGCAATTATCAGTTGACCTTGCAGTATTGAATGCAAAGACAACACTTGCAGACCGTATCAATGGTAGGGTTCGTTCTCAAACCAAATCTTTCGTTGCAAAGATTGGTAATGAAGAAACTGCATCAGTGTTATCAGAAGTAGAAAAGGCAACTAAAAATATCATTGCAGATGTAGATGTTGCTGGATACAAAGTATCTGAAACTGAAGTAGTATCAAATGGGCCGAAGTATCGTGCATATGTACTACTAGAGTATTCTGACAAAGAGGCGAATAAGATTATTATGAACCGTCTGCGTAAGGATAGAATGTTAGTGTCTAAGATTAAGTCAACCAAAGCATGGCAAGAACTAGACGATGTAGTATCTGAAGTAGAAAACAAAGATGCTGTAAAATCAGAAAACAACTTGAAGGTACTTACTCAATAATGTTACAAGAACTGATAGTTTCGTTAATGATATCGATGTCACCAGCAGAAGCGGCGGCAATAGATAAATCTGTTGCTGGTCATCTCGCTGATGAATCATATTGTCTCGCAGAGAATGTATATCACGAGGCACGAAACCAACCTAAAGTGGGACAGATGGCAGTTATGTCTGTCACACTTAATCGTGTGAATGACCCCAGATATCCTAATACGATATGTGGAGTAACTAAACAGGGCCCGACTAGACCTAGTTGGCAAGATGAAACGGTTATGATACCTATCAAACACAAATGCCAGTTCAGTTGGTACTGTGATGGTAAATCTGACCGTATTCACGATATGGAAACATTTAATTCCATTTATCTCTTTACATCAGGACTAGTTGATGGTACAATGATACTTAAAGATGTCACAGAAGGTGCAACACATTATCATGCTGATTATGTAGAACCAGATTGGGCAAAAACTAAGACTAAAACAATTGAGATAGAAGACCATATCTTCTACAGATGGGAGACTGCTGAATGAATATTTTTTACCTAAGTCCAGATGAGATGGTTGCCGCACAAATGCATTGTGACAGTCATTGTAGTAAAATGATTATTGAGTACGCTCAATTGATGTCTACTGCACATCGTGTACTTGATGGTGAAGAATATTATGGACGTACTAAGAACAACCGTAGAATTAAACGGTGGTTGCATCCAGATGCCGAACTAGAGGATACTCTATACAAAGCATCACATATCAACCACCCTAGTGCTATTTGGGTACGTCAATCTCGTGCAAACTACAGATGGTTATATCGTATGTGGACAGAACTAAATACAGAGTTCATGTATCGGTACAACAAGAATGTGCCACACGAGAGTTATCGTAAGTTGCAGTTGTTACTTGGTACTGAACCCACAAATCTCAAAGAGGGGTTCTTTACAGAACCAACACCAGCAATGCCAAACGATGTAAAGAACCAGAGTTCAGTAGTCGCTTACAGAGATTACTATATAAAGTATAAACAACATTTGGCAAAATGGACAAAAAGGGATATCCCACAGTGGATGGAAATATATGCTGCATAAGATAAGTGACTTTTGTGATAAGATTGATGACCTCAAAAATATGTCTGATAGACTCAGAGATATGAAATATGGTACACCTAAAGCTTCTAACTTAGAGATTGATGAGTTTATTGCAACAATCCAATTAGATTGTCAATTACTTGCCAACGATAAATCTAAATATAATAAGGAATAGTATGCCGACATTTAATTTTAAGAACCATACCACTGGCGAAGAGTTTGAAGAATTCTTTACTAGTAACGATGCGAAATATGAGTGGATGGAAAGTCATCCCAATAAGATAACCCAACTTCCAAGTACATTTGCTATATCTGGACATGGAACTGGAGATAGGATTAAGAATGATGCTGGTTGGAATGAAGTATTGTCCAAAGCAGCAGAAGGTAATCCAGGCACACCGATGGCAGAACGATATGGTAAACCATCCATAAAAGAAATTAAGACACGACAAGTAGTTCAGAAACACTTGGCGAAACAGAATAAGGGGAAATAGTATGGCAAAAGCGAAAGATATCCGTATTGATAATATGGTAACAGTTAGTCCTGTAACTGACAATCAAAAGATTGCATTCCAAGATTATAAGGCAGGAAAGAACCTCTTCTTATATGGAGCGGCAGGAACAGGTAAAACCTTTATTACTTTATATATGGCATTACAAGAGGCATTAAGAAATGAAACTAAGTATGATACAGTATACATTGTTCGTAGTGCAGTTCCTACTCGTGAGATTGGTTTCTTGCCAGGTGATGAAGAAGACAAGACAGCGTTGTTCCAAGTACCTTATCAGAATATGGTGAAGTTCATGTTTGAACAACCTAACGAACAAGCGTTTGCTATGTTGTATGACAGACTAAAGAATCAAAATTCTCTGATGTTTCTTACTACCTCATTCCTTAGAGGTATTACATTAGACAATGCAATCATCATTGTGGATGAGGCACAGAATTTGACATTCCATGAGTTGGATACAATCATTACTCGTGTGGGTATGGATTCAAAGATTATGTTCTGTGGTGATTTCTTTCAGAGTGATTTGCAGAAACATATTGATAAAGAAGGTATCAAACACTTTATGAAAATCCTAAAGGGTATGAAGTCTTTCTCTAATATTGAATTTACACTAGGTGACATTGTTCGCTCTGGTATGGTTAAAGAATACCTTATCAGTAAAATAAAGGTAGAAGATAATGGGTAAGAAAAGTCAAAGAACATCTCAAACCTCAAAGGGTGAGAGAAGAAGTCTTGCAAGAGATGTTGTAAAAGCAACTCGCAGAGACTATATGAAAAGTGGTATGAGAGGTATTAACCAACTCGCCGCATTTATGAGGGGTAAGAATGTTGTGTTGACAATTGAAAACCCCAACAAGAACGAAACGAATAAAAGAATGATTCGTGTTCCTGCCGCAGATGTGTGGCGAAGAGGTAATTTCAAAAAGTCTTGACATTAGACTGATTTTACTGTATTATATTATTAACAATCAAAAGTGAGTATATTATGACATTTGTACATAACCCAATTGATATCCCAGAGGTATCTACTAAAAACATTAACCGTAAGCGTTTCTATGATACGCCGACTGGTTTCTATCCATCCATTACAACCGTATTGGGTGTTCGTAAAGAGAAACAACAAGGACTTGCAAAGTGGCGTGAAAGAGTTGGTAACGATGTTGCTAATCATATCATGCGAACTGCTGCTGGTCGTGGAACTGCTGTTCACCATATGTGTGAAGACTTCCTTAATAACAAAGATGTTATCAAAGAAGACCAGAAGTTCTTACCTTGGTGTTTGTTCTCACAACTAAAACCAACCTTAGAGAAATCTATAAATAATATATATGCTCAAGAATGTGGATTGTGGAGTGAGAAGTATCGTGTTGCTGGAAGAGTAGACTGTATTGCAGAATGGAATGGTATACCATCCATTATCGATTTCAAGACATCTCGTTCAGAACGTAAAGACGATTATAATTTTGAGTATTATATGCAAGAATCTGCTTATGCAGAGATGTTTGAAGAAAGGACTGGAATTGAGATTAATCAGATTGTCATTCTAGTCGTTACAGAGGATGGACTAGTTCAAGAGTTCGTTAAAGAGAAGCATGAATATCTGCCACATCTAATCGAAACCATTGATATGTTCACAGAACAATGGGAAAAAGAAAATGAAGAAAATGCTGATAAGCCAGATATTGTTGGGGTGCCTGTTTAGTACAGTAGTATTTGCAGAGCCGCAACTAGTACAAAAACCAGTACAATGTGGTTCGTATGATGAAGTATATACGGCATACATTGAACCAAACAATCTAAGTCCACTATTTACTGGAGTATCTACTATTCGTAGAGCCGATGGACGAAAACAACCAATGCCAGTAGTATTCTATCTAAACTCTGATGATGGTAGATGGTTGTGGATTGAGACTAACCAAGAAGAAACTTGTGTCATTAATATTGGTGATGGATGGGATGCTAATGTTTCAACAGATGAACTTCATTCACTTTTATCTAGAGAAAACACTTGACATTCAAAGACTACTATGGTATAAATAATATACAGTTTGTTGATACAATCTGAAAACTAGACAGGACGGCGGGGCAGTACCGCCCGCCTCCACCATAATTACTTGGGGACAATATGTTTGATAGACTAACAGAGTTTTTTATAAAACTGTTTAATATACAAGAAAAAACGACAGTAAGATATCTATCTGGTGTTGGTAAATCGAGTAATTATGATGGGGGCGAAATAGGATCGACTGATGGTAATAGGAAAGAGTAGAACTGTGGTGTGGTCGCCTGATAGACCAATGAAGTAAACGCAAACGATAATGACTTTGCATTAGCAGCCTAGGTTGCTTAGGGTTTCGGTAGGTTTCCTCGTAACAGAATAACCTACCACGTTCATCCTCGGTAGAGGACGGAAGTATGCTATAATGCAGAAGGAACGCACTCAACTGTAAAAAGGAGAGTGATATGGAACTTTGGCAATTGTGGGTGTATCGAAAATTGATACTAGAACACAAACGCAATAATCTTCTAAAACTACTGTGGTATAGACGATAATTATGGAGTTAGTATGTATAGAGTGACAGGTTATTTTAGGGAAAGAAAAGTAGTTCAATACTTTGGTGATGTATATGACGCCATTGATTTCAAAGATGTCGTTGATGCACACTATCCCCTAAAGGTAACATTTGAAAAAGGAGTTTATCCAGTGAGAAGTTTTATTGTAGACAGTTGGAATGCTGTTATGAATTCGGAGTATAATCCACTTAGTGCTATTCCACACACTGGTACAAGGCATATGATAATGCAAGTACTGGCGTGGATGTGGGTGATTGTATTTACAATATCAACAGGTACATGGGCATTTATAGGTGCTAACCTTATTGCCCATTCATTATTACTTGGTGCAATTGTGATTACTGTTGGTACATTTGAAACTGCTAAACGTAAACCAGAATATTTTGGTGGATTTGGTAGAGGCAACGGTGGTGAACACGAATAGGGTGATGCCTTAATACATCCGTGTGGGGGAACTGTTACCCCCACAATCACACAACATAACACAACACACAAGGAGAAAAGTTATGAGTAATAAAAACCCTTTTGAACTACGGTTCGATGTTCTAAGAATGGCAAAAGAAATGATGGATACGCAACACGAAGTTGCGAACAACAAGTTCTGGTCAATGATAGAACAGTACAAAGACCAAGGTAAGGATATACAAGAGGTGTACGAAAAGTATACACCACAGATGTATAAACCTGCCGCAGTCATGGAAAAGGCAGAAGAACTCTACAAGTTTATAACTAAGAGAGACTAATGCAGTTTGGGAATGGTCTGTTCGCCCAAGTAAAACTTAGTAGGAACACAACTTAGAGGTCGTAGATGGATACATCGTAGACCATGCACCCAGCATTTATACGCTGGCTCTGCTCAATAAGATGGGGGGAAGAATATTCCTTTCGCTTCCCCCCATCACTTAACAGGAGTATATTATGAAATTAGAAGAACTTGCAGTGATGACACCAAAGAAATTTGCAATCAAGATTGAACAGATTGTTTCTAAGGGAGGCATTACATACATGGACGCAATTCTAGATTATTGTGAAAAGAATCAAATGGAGCCTGATGCTATAGCACCACTCATCTCAAAACCCCTCAAAGAAAAAATAGAAGCAGATGCAAGAGAACTGAACTTCTTGCCAAGAGTAGCGACTCTGCCTATCTAAGGAGCAATCCAATGGAAGGTTGGCAAGCATATCAGATGTACCTTGGTCTAAAATTACATTTTACATCCGATTATGACTATAATCAGTACGGTGGCAAAACTCGTGCTTCTAAATCTTCATTCCTCAAAAGAAAGGACAGATATTTTTTCGCTAGGGTTGCAAGAAAGTATAATGACAAAACATTAGAATACTTTGTTGCTAATTTTGCAAAATCACCGAAAGGGTGGTTAGGAGATTTCAAAGAAGAAAATTACTTAGAATGGTCTAAGAACAAACAAGCAATGACGTATAATTTTATCACAGATATGTCATTACTTTTTTCACAAATATCACATTTTGATGAAATTTTCTCTTGCAATAATGGACAACATCCTGTATTATTAAAGAACTTCCTCGCAAAGAGGATTAGTTTAGAAACGATGGTAATCCTACAAGGGTTGCTGAACTATGTGAAACAATGGGATAAGGAATTAAAAGATGATTTAGTATATCCAGATAGTAGACGTTTAATCGTCAAGTACGGTGCATTTCTGTCTTATGATAAGCAGAAATGTAAAACACAACTTCTCAAACTGATTAAGGAGACTTTCTGATGAAACAGGAAGAATTGATTAGGGAAAGAGACTTCTATCGTGCAAAGTTGAAAGAGACTGTTGCTCGTGTGAAGGCGCTAGAATTTGATAACGCAGAACTTGTAAAGCGTGA